TGTCCGCAACTTGATCAGGAACCGATTGGACAAGACTTTCCTTGTCATAAATGCTGAATTCAAGACCGGACCCCAGTGTGAATTGGGGTCGTTTCATGGTGGCTTTAAACTGAATTCGTTTCATCGCTGGTGTTCTCCTTTTTGCTGTGCTTGGAGCAAAATTCATGATCTTTTTTTGTGAATGCTCCACAGCCCTCAGCCTCACACTGATGTCGGCCACCCAATGTAGATTTCCCGGTGTCCTTTTTCTCAGCTGTTTTCGGCTTTTCTGGTTCTGAATCCTCTGTGGATTCCTGTGGTTCCTCAGCCTTGGCTGTATCCTTATCTGGAACAGGCTGAGTTTGCTTGACCTCGGTGGTTTTATTGCCACTAATGGTGATAGTTGAATCAGCTGGAACACGATCAATCTTGCCACCGGGGTAATACACCAAAATTTCCTTGTTCGCCCCTGCTTGTGCAATCTGGCGATTTTGATATTCAACTGTTTGGACCATTTTCTTGATTTCTTTTGCGCTGAGGTCCACAACTTCCCATCGTCCGGGGAAGTCCTGTAATAATTGAGCAGCCTTGATTGGCTCTACATGACGCAAACAACTACTTGGATCATCAAGATTACATTCAAATTCTGCACACGAATATCGTGTGATATTGTTTACTGGGTCACCTAAATATTTGATCGAAATTAAGGACATCACTGTGCCTCCATTTGAGAATGAAGGGAGGTGGGCCAAGCCCACCCCCCATTATTGTATTTATGAGATGAAGTTTCCACCGGGTGTCAACTGCGCAAAAATGCTATCATACTGAGCACCAGCAGCTTCCAGACCTTTGGCAAAACCATTTTCATCCACACCTGTGGCTACACCAGCGGCAAGACCATTGGCTGCCCACTCAAGACCTTCACCAGCAACGGTGGCGGCATTGGCTGCAATTAAGCAGAAGCGTGCACCCGGAAATATGGCCCACTTGTTCCGCTGGGCATTCCCGGTTAATGAACTGGAACCTAACCACGCTGGACCGATGTCGGCAATGGCTGCTGCCGATGAAGAGGCAATCACACCATCAATAGTCCATTTGCTCCAGTGATTTTCATTCAGCGTAGTGGCTGATTTAATCGGCAGGGCTGAACCGTACCATGGGCCACCATTGAACTGAATCGCATACCGCTGGATTTCATCCAGATATACCGCTTCAGCGGCATTGGTATTGGTGCTGTAGAATCGGATTGATTCAACCTTGTCCCGGTCCCAGCCGGCAGCTTCCATATCAATCTGCCAATAGCGATGTTCTGTACCAGCCTGAGCAGGAAGGTCCTGAGCAGTCTGAAGTACACCATTATTGACTATGGCAACAGACAGTTCCCCGGCTGTACCATAGTGGGCTGAAGATTCAGCATGCTTCCAGCCACCCAGATACTTGGTATCACGCCAATCCATCTGCTTTTTCCGGTTGGCACTTTCCGGCACCACCGCTGATTCATTGATCAGTGTGGATTGAATGTACTGAGTACCATCCGTGGCTGCGGTATTGGTCAAAAGGATGTTGTTGGTTCCCACCCTTTTACCAGTTGTGGTATCGGACTGGGTGACATCCAGTGTACCGCTGTCACTTTCCGTCCAATCACCATAAGTTTCCATATCATTGACCTGTATAATATGGTTCATGCCGGACATGAGCATCAAATGCTCAAGGTAGCGACTAAAATCCAATGATCCATCCTGAGCATTGTCTAATCCAAGCCCAACCCTGCGGATGTTCTCAAGACCAACACTGGGTCGGCCTGTTTTTAACAATTGAATTAAATCCATTTCAAACTCCTAATCGTCATGGGGCCACCCCATCCTTTCACAGACAAGTTTGCCCCATTGCGGATTATTTTATGGTTAAGTAGTTACAATCCAACCAGTTAGCTGGTCAGGTTGTATCCCATTGACACCGTTTCTTCTGTGCTTCCCGGAGTATTGACCTGCTTGAAGTCAACTCTGCGGGATGCCACGGTGATATTCTGTTGGGTTTCAATATCCCGGTCTGTTTCGACCATCAACCCACCTGATTTTTCCGCACCATAAAATGCCTTGCGGTTGGCATAGATGATTCCGGTTTTGGTCATCGTTGTGCCATCATAAACACCAGAGGCATTCAGATTTTGGCGCATGAATTCTGAGACCACTACCGGGGAACCATCGAATGAGGCCAGCTGGCCATTGAGCACCGTGGCTTTGGAACCGAATTTATCCATGGTGATGACTTCCGTCAACCCCAGCATTTGGATGAATCCGCTGTAGCCAGTTATCCAGGCACCCTGAGAAGGATTGACACCGAAACGACCCATTTTTTTCTTCTGGTTCCGCAATGCAGCGGTGGATAAGGTCGAAATATCAATCAGTCCATAGCCGGAGCCACTATCATATGCGTGATAGCGCAGGCCATAAAAGGATTTTCTCACATCATTGGCAGCAGTAACATCGCTGTCCATGTGAGTGGCGGTAATATCACCATTCATGATGGCATCTTCATAGGCATCTACAATCGCCTGCACCAATTCCTCCCGGACCAGCGGAATACTGCCACCGCACTGTCTTCATCCATGATGTATGAGAACAGCATTCTGAGTCCGTGAGTTTTTGGAGAAAATGACACCTTGTCAGTGGGCACAGTACCAGCAGCGATTTTGCTTGCTGAATCGGATGTTGGTTCACCGATTATGTAAGCACGCTGGCGTGCGCCACGCAATGGATATTCGGTGGACCCTTCCTTGCCGGGCAGGGTGATGCTGGGGAATAATCCAGCCACCTTCAATTCTATCCGAATATCATCAATTAACTGGGCAGAAAAACCAGTTGGGACAAAGTCCTGACCCTCACCATCAGTCTGGGTGTTCAGGGCTTTGCGCAATTCCGGTCTCATATCAATTTCAGCCTGCAGCAATTTGAATGAAGCTAATTTGCGAACTGACTGGGTGTAAGTTTCCGGGTGCGAACCTTTTTGACTGGCGATTGACTTCATCATTCCCATGATGTAGCACATATCATTCAGGCGGTAAACATTGTCATCCAGATCATATGCTTTTCCGCTGTGCAGCCAGCCACCCTTCCGGGTGTTATAACTGGTCAGAGGATTATAAAAGGATTTGGTCACTTGATCGTGATATCCCCACATTCCTTTTATCTGCTCTGCTGATTCCCCAAGGACAACATCATAGACATTTTTGGTTGTCTGTTTCGCTTCGGCTGAAATATCCGTCAATTGAGCATTGACATCCGTAAACTGGTTGTCAATTTTCTCAAATTTGGACGCAAGTTCAGGTTTCAGCTTTTCCACCATTTCCTTGGTTTCGGAAGCACTACCAGCGGCAGCTTCCATTGCTGACTTCATGTCAACCAATAGTTTCGTGATTTCCTCCTGCCCTTCAGGGCTGGACAGGTCAACTTCACCTTTGGAATATCCACCCAGAAGATGCACGAAACACATGGAGATTAGGTGTAGAACATAGGTAAATAACTTCATTGAGTCATTCTCCACTTTGTGTATTCGGACATCACTGTGCCTCTGATTAATTTCATTTTATTTGACTGGCGATGGACTGTAAATATTCCGCAGTGCTCCGCAGGTCCACGATGATAGTGCTGTTATCGCTTTTCTTTGGCTCCGGGTCACCCTTCGGCTCAGTTGCTTCTAACAATTGGTCCAAGGCATCTCTTGCACTTGACACTAATGTTCGATTTTTGCCAGATAATACACGCCCCTCCTTGACTTCACCAACCTCTTGTATAAAGTCTTGGGTGACGGCCTTCAAATTGTTATCTGCCAAGTATTTTTCAACCTGCGCATCAGTGACTTCCGGGACCGTGACTTGGGTTTTCTTACCATAGCCCAAAAACTCAGCCTGATCATCATCCAATGCGTTCAATTCTTTCACATAATATTCAACTTGAGCATCAGCATCCACGCCCATTTCCTGCAGCTGCCCGGTGAACCGCTTATATTCAGCCAATACTGCATCTTGGTTTTTCCTCCGCTTGGCTTTGACCAAGGCCGGGATTGGGACAATTGATGTTTCAAATAATTCACCCTTCAGATGGGTCACCCCGGTCTGTTTTGGGAACATCGGCTCATCACTGCGTTCCTTGCTGGAAAATCCGATGGATACTGTCTTCAAAAATCCCTTCAGGACCTTGTGACTGATCAAGGAGGCAAAAGCATCTTCCCCGGTATCATCAAACAGGATGTTTCCGTCAATGAATTTGTCAGTCTGCTCTATTGATTCCGGTATTCCGTTGCCGATGGGTGGTGTCCATGCCATATGACCAAAGAATATCTGTGGATTGGCCTTCCAATTCCGTAAATCAAGACCGCTTGCCACCACCACTTCGCTGTGACGGTCCAATGCTGTCTCTGTGAACCTGAATCTGGGGGTGAATCTCTCATCACCCTCCTTGACTTCAAAACTTCGATTCAGTAAATGGCCAAATGTGTATTGTAAATCCATGATAAACTCCTTATGGGTTCAACCGTTCCCGCAGTTGCTCCACCCTTTTTTTACCCATGGCAGCGTGGATGATTGTCCGTGATTTCTCATCATCGGCTTTTGTCAAATTGTGAAATGGTTTGTCGGTCTTTTTACCATCTATGACCGTGTGTATTGATAAATTTTTTCGTGCCATTATGGTCCTGTTGTGTATGCTCTGAATATGTCCATCCCGGTGCCCTTGAGGTCCAACCTTCCACCCCAGTATGTACCAAGCATGTTGTCCTTGATTGAGACACCCCTAACAGTGCCCATTTTAGCAAATTCATAGACCGGAATATCACTCATGGATTCAATCCAGTCATCCATATCGGCCTTGGTCAATCCTCCGAAAAAGCTATTGGGCTCATTATGCTTGGCCATCCGTCCGAAACTCCTGTAAAACTCAACCCTGTTCCCCACATTGTCAAAACCATACTTGGCCCAAGCATATCCACCCACATCAATATTCGCTGTCAACTCAATTGAGGAATATCCAGCACGTTCATACAACTCCACCTGATTTCTGAACAGCCCCTTGAACACTCCCTTGTTGGCAAATGAATCATCAATCAGGGCCAAGTCCATATGGGCATATTTCTTCCCTCTGCTTATCCCGAAATCATACCTGAATTCAAATATAGTTTTTGCGCCATTCTTACCTTGGATAAATATTTGATTATTGGTGCATATTGCCTTGAATGTGTCCCCATCTACAGCCCCCATTAAATCATCACCAATATAGGTCCTTTTAAACTGGTTCCAAGACATATTCCGACCAAACAAATGGTTGAGGGCATCTACATTCCGCAGGGCATCTTCCTCACTGAATCCGGCATTCTCCCAACTGTCCCTTGCTTCAGCCTTGGTTTTGCCCTTCATCGGGTCCTTGTCCACCTTGACCGGGATGGTGCCACACCGTTCATTGATGTCTGATGGGTATGTTGGATCACCGTTGTAGTCTCCACCCACCGGGAAGGGATCACCCACCTTGACCTTGGTTCCATCCAGCCTTGTATGGCCATCCCTGACATCTGAATCCCTCTGGGAAATCCACATGTGCTCTTTTATCCGGGGTGACTGCTTCATTGCTTCGGTCCGGCCCAAATTCGATGCCCCAACAGCCTCAGTTCTGGCTATTCTCTCAGCCCTGTAAACTCCTGTCTGAGCAAAGTACTGTGAAACGCTGTTTGACATTGCACCAATGGACAGGTCATCTTGGATTCCCTGCTTGATCAAATTATCAATCTGAGTTTTGGTGGTCTGATTGACTATCTTGGCATACTGTTCAACCCTTCCCCCAACAGCAGCAATTGTCTCCGGGTGAATCGGTGTAAAGCTGGTCCCATATTGGGCAGCCAATTCGGCCCCGGCCGCAGCTATCGCATCAGATATAAATGGTTCACCTGCCTCCTCAAATTCCTGTACCCATTTCTGGAAATCAAAATTAACTCCGGTGTCAAACTTCTGCCACATCTTCTCAGCCCGCAGGTTGTCCAATATTTCCTTCTCTTGGCCCTTGAACAATTTCTTTATGACTGGAACAAACTCCCTGATGAACTTGCGCTCAATCTTATTCTGGCCCGCAAATGCCTTGATTTCTTCCGCTGTAAGATTGGCCTGCTTGTTAATCCTTAAAATATTGGCCAAACCGTCCTTCAGCTGGGTTTTGAGGTCTTTCACAGGCTTCAATTGATCTATGCGTTGGCCTAATTGCTTGAATTTGCCTGTTTCCTCCGGTTCGATGGGTTCTTGTACAGACTCAGTTATGGGCATAATGCTCGAAGCAATATAGTGAGCATCCATCGCTGGCTCATCAGCACGATCTAAACCCAGCACAGTTTCCCGGAACTCATTTGGGGTGGCTGCTCCGTTCCTAATGCCTGACTCCCATTGCTTGATAGTCTTTTCTGTATCAGGCTTCAGGGCTGAGACCTCTGAGGTGTCAAATTCCATGCGTGCATTTTGGTTATTCGTGATGAGTGGCATTAACCGGGCATTGAATATATTGGTTAGCTTCTGCAATTTGGGCCTCATCATCTCCCAAAATAGCCGGAGTTGGACGTCAGCATTGGCCAGCTTCGATGCCTCATCAAACTGCATAATGTAAATGGGAGGCACCCTGTATATTTCCATTATTGTCTTTTTAGTCCACTTTCTCAGGCTCATGAACTCCATATCTTGGGGTGACATCCCCATCTGCTGCCACTTTACACCGTGACTCAAGAACATAATTTTGTTTAAGTTAGCTGTACCCTCATGCTGCTCCTTTACATAGTCCACTGTCCTCTGCCACGTGGGGTCATCCATTTCCGCTTCCGTAGTTAGGACCCCGGATGGCCTTGCCCCCTGTTTGAATTGGCTCTTTGAGGAATCAACAGCATCCCTCTCAAGGATTATGTCATTGGTAGCTGCTGCTATTGGGCTCAATCCCCTGATATGGTCCTTGGGGTTGAAATACTTGAAGAAAAACACATTTTCTTTTGGGATAACAAGGTCCTTGCCACCCTTCATAAATACATAGTGACTGACTACAAATTTGTTGTGCGGTATAACCTTCAATACATCTGAATTCAATGGGAACATATTGCTGATTTTCCCGGCCTTATAATCCATCAACCAAAAACACTCCCCGGTCAACTCCAGATTGCCAATAGAATTTTCCCAGAACTCAAAGTGGGTCTGATAATCATTGTATGTCCTGAATATATCAAAATCAGGACTCTCAGTGATGTCCACTTTCTCCTCACCCTTCATTTCATAGACCCTTACTGGCAGCTGGGCTATTTGCTGGGCAATGGTTCCTACACAACTGTAAATCGTGGCAACCGTCTGGTACAGATTTTGGTACTCTTTGGTGTTCCGGTTCGGGTAAACTCCAACCATCTGTGCGAACCTACTGAACATGAGGTTCTCATATGATATTCCGCTGGATAAACTGCCCCCGGCTGTTGGAATAATGCCTTGGGCTTTATCTATGGCTGTGAATAAACTAAGAAGCCCCACTCAACACCATATAGACCAATGCCATTGGTGTCGATAGGGCTGCTGATAACATTAACAATACCATGAACCAAAGTCCATGCCAGTAAAATAGCCTGACTCCAACGGGCTGAGTTTTAATCTCTGCAGGTTTGTGTAGCAAGTAATATCCTGTTGTTATGATGCCAAAGGCCAAATAAGTTAGTAATAATATAATGGTCAGGATGGATATCAACATAGTAATTTCCTTTCACTCGGTGTTTTATCCTCTGTAATTATTTTTTTGCACCCACTTTTGTTTGTGGTTTTGTTGACCGCTGCACCCGTAGATGCTGGGAGGGACTTATGTATATTGAGCACAGCGGTCTTATTAAAATGATGCCATTCGCATGGCTGCATAGTTGTGGATTCCCCAGATTGACATAACAAAATCATCAGCTTCATCCGGTGATTTGCCCCGGTTGCGTTCCTTGTATTTCTCCTTGGGCTCAATGTACCACACCATCAGCTCTTTGTTCTTTGCTCCCCATTCTTTTCTGCGATCTGTTAGCTGGTGGACAGCTTTGGGGCTTAAATCAGCCGCAATGGGCACCCAATTAGGAACTTCCCCTGAAAGTTGTAGCCTTGCTCTGTACCAAGCCTCAGATATTTTGTTTAACAGATCAACCTCTTTGCGCTCAGCAATCTTTTTGGCCTTTTCCCCGGCCTTAAATCCTTGTATTGTAATCTTTTTCCCGTGCATCCACTTGCCCATGATCGATGGCACGTGAGAACCTTCCCCAACAGCATCCACCACCAACTGGACAGGCACTTTCTCCAGCCCTGCCTCTGCTAACTCCCTGAAAGTGTCATCCAACATATCCTTTACATAGGTCATGCTGTCCCAATGCTTGGCATTCCAATTTTTTCTGACCTTCGTGTACACCCCTCCCTCTGTACCAAGCAATAATCGGCCTAAAGAGTTTTGGTCACTGCCCCTCTCAGCAACATCCCAGCTGTAAATGATCCTTTGTAGCTCCCCAATCTCAATATCATCTTTATAATAACCAACCGCCTGTTCCACTGCCCAGTAAGGGATAGCAGCTTCATCATCCTGGTCAGGATATTCACCATATACACGGGCTTTAACTATCGCACTGTTACGCCCGTATGTTTCCTCCATATCTTTGGCACCTTGCTTGGATATTAACTTGGTGTACCATTCTGGGTGAGCTACATATTCAGGGCTATTAAATAAATCATCTGCTCCAATGGTGATCAAATTTACCCCAGGATCAGCTTCCATGCGGTGGACTTCCCCTGTCCTGGTTGTTGGGTTATAAATTGCTAAAAGCCTTGCTCCCTCAGTCAGCATCATACTGTCTATGGCTTCCCATATCGGGATTGGTGTTAAAATAGCTTCATCCACAATAATCAGTATGTGTTCTGCGTGATATCCTTGAAAGGCTGTGGCTTCTGAGCCCTCAACCTTTGGACTTATCCCGATCATATACCATTCTGGCTGGCCTTCGGAGTCAGGTTCAAATTTCATCTTGTCTATTGGAGCATTATCAAACCGATCTTTCACAACCTTGTATTCCTCACGGATTCTTGACCACAGGGTAAACTTCAATGACTCATATGTCTTGGCTGTCGTGATTACCTTCGCATCGAATCGGTGCATATCAAGCCACCCCAGGGCTATCAAGGCTGCCACGTGGGTTTTCCCTACTACATTACAACTCCTCACCAAAGTTCTTTTGTTTTCAAATACTGATCTGATTATTTCCTTCTGTTTACTCCATGGATGTCCAAATAGCTCCAAGTATTCGGCTGGATCGTCCAATAATCCCTTGCTGGCTGTGTACTGATCCAGGCCTTTTGCTACTTGGTGGAATAAGGATGATAAACCGCTCATCGGCTTTTGTTCAATTTACCCCTACAATACTTACATGTCACATTGGAGTAGTTTTTGGTCAGGTGCATCCGCTTGGATATTGTCTTGCCGCACAAAGTCCTTTTATCACTCAACATCTTAACCATATGGACTATTCTTTTCCAACTCAAATTAGGTGCTCGTGCTGGTGTCACCAATGATACCTGTCTGATACTGTGTCCATATATCCCTCATCATATGGAGGATTGATCCAACCAATTATTAAGGCTATTGGCCAGAACATTATAATAAACACCGCTATGGCCACTAATGTTACTGCTCCGAATGGGCTGTCTGTAAACTTCACTCAACCTCCTTGTGCGGTAACAGATTAACATTTGGAAGCCAGGCAGACACAGTCAATACCTTCTTCAACAACACCCCGTTCTCATCTACTACCGGAATTGGTTTGAATTCCCCGGCTATTTGCTGTTCCACTACATATCTGGCTTTGGTGTTGATGGAAACTTGTCTGAACCTGATTCTATTTTCTCCCTGCATTGTCCTCTCCCTTCAGTTGATATCCAACTTCTTTACCAATATTATGTGTGTCAAGTTTACCTTCTCTGAGTAGTGATTTCAAAGCTAATTCCAACAATGCCTCCTTTCCACCTCTGTTTTTATAGATGATCTGAGTGGATTCGTGACACAAAGGAAAGCTCTTGTTCAATATACCCAACAATATGAGCTTGCTGTACTCTAATTTAGAAGGGATTGTCACTCTGCTCTCCTCTGATTTGGGCTATGATTTGAGACTTCATTGAGGCAACATCTGCTGGGTCACCAATTCTGTGTACGTGCATCGGATCACCTGTATCAATACAGCCCTGAATAGCAGCATCAATTTCATCATGCTGATAATCTATGGCAATGTACAACTTCTGACAGGCCTCAAAATACTCCTGCCGTGTCCACTCCCCTTTTCTGATCTTGCGCATACCGATCTTCATCAATGCTATGATTGCACGAATCTCTTTGTTCCCCGGCTCTGTGGCTATTGAATCAATGACTTCATTTGTGTCAAAACGGGAGGTCATCATCACCCTCCGGTGTAACTTCTGTATTAATTGTGTTTAACAACAAATCTTGACCTTCTATATGTACACCAGGGTCAACTTTCTCAAGCACAGACACAGTTAGGTACACGTCATATAGAGCATCGTGAGCTTCCTTCTCATCAATCTCAATACCAAGGTGCTTGGCTACGGTTATCAGCTGAAAGTTCTCAAGCTCAGCACGCTGATCCCGGAGGTGAACCATTGCTTGCCTCATTACACATATGTTTGGAAACCAAAACCAGCTCCCATAATACTTATCACCATTCTTCTTGAACCAAGCCCGGATAAAAGCATCATCAAACGGTGAGTTATAAGCATACATGGTAAGTTTATCCAGCTTATTGAATTTATCAACATATCCACTCAATAGCTTGGTGAATTCCCTGTATCCCTCCTGTGGTGCTTGTTGCTTATGGATAACTTCCTCACTGAAATGCCCGGCCTCATTCCAACCCTCAATAAATTTGTCATTAGGGAACACATCCATTTTGATATCAAAGACCTCCTTGACCTTGCGATCTACCAATATTGCTCCTGACAACTGGTGAACACCGCAGGCATTGGGCATCAATCCCGTTGTTTCACAATCCAATATAATCTCTTTCATTTTGGTTTCCTTCTGCTTTTAAATTAACATTCAGTTTCCCTGCAGCTCAATTAATTGATGAGTTTCCCTGCAGACTGTTAAAAATTCCTTTCAATATTATCAACCACTTAGTTAAAAGTGCCCAGCCTATGAAACACTGAAACAATTGATCAGTTTCCCTGTTGGCTGTTAATTGTGTGGTAATTTAACAATGAGTTTCCCTCTTGATCAATAAATTTATGTAACAAAGACCTCCTGAGCATTGGGGCTTTGGGTTCTGAAACTTGTCCTCAGTGGGATTTCCGCCCCGGAAATTATTTTGCTGTGGGGCAGGTCTGCAGGATTGCGCTTGTTTCAAGCTGACACCATCAAACCACTGAAGTTCCCTGTTGAAGTTCCACCACTGATTCTATCTGATCCCACCATTCACACCCCATCCTCCCCCTCTTCATCAGCTTCAAAACTGGGGAGGGGTTCATTGTTGGTAGTGGCTGCGGCCATTATCATATTCATTTGGTCTATCAGGCCCTCCATACCGTGTTGGAGTCCGGTCTCAATCATGCTTCTGCACCAAGAATCGCTGTTGCCCTGAGCAATCTCCATATCAGCACCTTCATCATCCTCATACACGCATTCAGTCAGTTCCCTTAAATCCTTGAAGCTACAATTACAACTCATTTCTCTATCCTTTCAATTGTCTGCTGGTCTTGGCACCAGCAGTTACCTTTGCCACCAAATATCGAATTATAACTGGCGCCCCGGCTAAAAATAACAGGCCATGGGGCTCACCGCAAACCAGTGAGTTCAAACGTTAGGCATCTCCAGCGGCAACACTTCCTGCCGCATTCGACGCGCTGCTATTTCGCAATACCGTTCCTCGCGTTCGATGAGGACGCATTGCCGGTTTAGGTCTTTGGCTGCCCTGCCCGTGGTGCCGGAGCCTGCGAACGGGAGTCTACATTACCGATGAGCGGAGAAAAATTATTAATCTCGATAACCTTCCTTACCCGGCTTTTCATCTTTTTAAACATTTTGATAAAAAAA